TCTATATCCGCCAAATGAACTTGAAGAGGTACTATCAATTGTTGCAAAATATGCATATATTCCTTTGGGAAAATCAGGTGTTATGCAGAATCTTCCATTAAACTCATCCAATACAGAATCATCATTTGCATTTTTGTATTCATAATCTTCAACAAAAAATCCAGATGGAAATGGTGGTCTATCTGAAGATTGATTGAGAACATAACCAGATCTCATTCTTGATATTGCACCACCATTTTTATTTGCAAATCCGTATGGTCCATATATTGGATTCCCATCATATGCCCATCCAATTATTGGTGAATGATTTGTGGAAGAAACTTCAACATCATTTACTTTTATTAGGTCATTTTTACCATAAAGAGTTTTTCCACCAGAATCTTTAGAATACAAATTTTCTCTAAGTTTTCTTGGTGCATATAGATGACTGTATTCTAATCCATACTTAGAATTTGGATTGTAGAAAACAAATCCATCATCAGTGCTAATTTTGTTTAAATATCTTGCAAAAAGATTTATTGTCCAAGATTTTAATTGAGATTTGAGTTCTGCTCCAACTCCAGCAGAAGAAACGACAATGGAAGTATTATTTTGATCATATCCTGCACCACTTTCAATAATCTTGACAGATTTAATTTGTCCATTTTCTATAATAGATGTCAAAACAGCACCAATTCCATTACCATTAGTTAAAATATTGAGATTTGGTGGAGAACTATAATCTTTTCCTGGATTATTTACTAAAACCTCAACAATTTTTCCAGCATTGATGATTGGAATAAGTTGAGCATCTGAACCGCTGCTGAGTGTTACGTTTGGATCTCTACTAAAATTAACGATTTCCGAAGATCCATATCCGACACCATTATTTTCTATATGGATTGAAGTAACTTCTCCTCTAAAAATTGGTTGAACCTGTGCTTTGAAGATTGAAGATACGCCAATATTTCCAACAACTTCTACTGATATCTGTGGATAATTGAAATTATGAATACCAGATCCAGTAGACGTAAAATCAATATACTGATTTGTTTTGTAATAAAAATCTTGATTGTCAGTACCAATACCAACTAAAGATAGTCTGAAATTATTTTCGTCTACTTTTGTTAGATAATAATTAGTATTGCTTACTAATCCACCAATTGGGGATCCAGTTGCAGAGTATCTAACAATTTCTCCAGACTGATAATCATGATTTTTTATTGTAATGTAACTCAAAGAAGTGCTTACTCCCGAAGAAGTTGCAGTTCTCTTTTTATTTTGATAGTTAGAACCCTCACTTTCAATATTAATTGACGATATTACTGATTTCTTATTATAAGATTCTAATAAATGATTCCCGATACCAAACGATGTCAACGCGACTGTGTTTACGCCAACTAAAGAGTCATCAAAAGTTTTATGTAATTTAACTGTGAATAAGTCTTGGACTGAAACGTAATATGTAGAATTAGTTGTAATTCCACCAACAGATTTCTGAGCATTAGTTCTGTAGATTACTCTCTCAGTATTTCTAAACTTATGGAAAGTTGAAAACCCAATGGTATTATTTGTTATGCTTACAAATGCCGATTTGGACTCAGCATTAAATGATACTTGGTGGTCAATTAACTTCATAGAAGCGTTTGCTTTGGCACCAACACCATTGCCGCCTGTAATGTTAATTTTGGGAGTATCTATGTAATCAAATCCTGGATCAATAATCCTAATCTCTTGCAATGATCCATTGATTGTACAATATCCAGTTGCTCCAGTTCCAACAGAATCCGTAATTATCAGAGATGGTGGATTTATGATATCATAACCAGAACCAGAATTTACAACATCAATATTTTCTACGGATCCGTAGAAAATTTTGTCTTTTGACTTATAATTTAAAATCTCAACTCCATTCACCAAAATACCTACTGGACCTGGTGCAGTTTGATATTCTTTTCCATCATCAATTGGAGTATTAACTTCCCTTAAAATCTTTTGAGATTCTAATTTCCTTGAATGAAATTCGAAATCTTCAAATTTACTACCAGTAACAGTAACAGGACTGGTAAGATTTATGAAAATTGAATTATAAATGTTTGCTCTACTTTTAGCGATTTGTACACTACTTTGGTTAACTCTCTTAATAAAGTATAATCCCTCAGTAAATAGAGATCCTTGAGATGGAGTGTAGTAAACAGAATCTCCCGTGTAAAATCCATGATCTTCGCCAGAGGTTATAGTAAATATGTCGCCAGAAAATGTTCCAGAAAAAACTACAGTTCTATCAAAAGCATTTAGTGGTTGATTATTGTAAGATGGTAAAGATGAAGATGCTATTAAAGTTTTATTATCAATCTTATATACATTTTGGACATTTGTAATTTGATTTGTGAGATCAGAATATTTTTGAGAATTTACTTTAAGTAAATTTCTTTGAATTGAATATGATCTGTTTAAATCTAAAATTCCTTGTCCTGTTATTTCTATAATACTATCAGACAATACGTTACTGACCAAAGAGATCGCACTTGTTCCGTCATTTGACAGTAATCTTATACTATCACCAACTCTTAGATTGTGCGCAATCTTCGTAGTCAGATTGTAAGTATTGGAGATAATATCAATCAAAGATAGTGATAGAACATCAACGCCAGAAGAAATATTAAAAATCCAATTATTTGAAACTACTTCATCGGATGGATTTACTCCAAGAGTTTTTATTATACCAGTGTCCCCAATACTATGATAATAAGTATTGGCAGTCAGGTCTACACTCTTGAGAACAGAAGTAATTCTTACCCTAATAGTCTCATTATTATTTTTATTTGATAATCCATAAGCATAGACATCCAACCAAATGTCAGTGCCATCTAAAATTGTTTTTGAAATATTTTGGCACCCAAAAAATTGATTCAAACTCTTAGAAGAGTATGAAATTGTACCAGTAGTTCCATCACTATAAACTACTGATAAATCTCCAGTTAATGGAAATCCTACAGTTGAGTCTACGTCTATAGTATTTGCACCAGAAAGAACCCTACCAATAACCTTTGTTTTGGGATGAATTGAAAAATTACCATATAGAGATCCATCAACACTAATATCTCTATTGTATCCTGCATCAAAACTTAATTTATAATATGTTTTATCTGATTTTGCAAAAATCTTTTCAACCCTGGATATTGAAGCATATCCTTTTGGAATATCACCATAAGAATCTTGTCTTAATGTTGATCTCTCTAGTTCATATGGATCGCCAGAAATACTTTCAACAACCAGATCATTGGTTATTTCATAATGGGAATCTGATGGTTTTGATAAGTAATCTTGTGGTTTGATGATCTTAACATCTTCGCCATATAAAACCTTAAATAGAATCTTAAATGATAGATCAGTTCCTCTAGTCGAATAAAAATCTTTAGACTGTTTAAGGAACAAATATTTGTCCAAACCACTATAAAACTCTCTGTTTTCAAATCCAGGAGTTAATTGATACTTGATTTTATTAAAAAATTCTTGCAGAAAAAGTGAACTTAAGTTGATGACTTTGGCATCTTTTTTATGATCAGCAGATTCTGTTGATTTGAAAACCAGTTCATCTGGTTTATTTTGATTATTATATGAAGTAACGCCGCTAAATCCTCTTACACAACCAGTAAAAGAAGTTGTAGTTTTATTTGTGTAGGTAATAACTTCGTCATCTATCTGCAACAATCCATATGAGTCTGGGAACCCAACAGTGCTTAATACGGTTATTGTTTCATCAAGGAAACTAATATCTGCAGCAAGAGACGTTGATTCTATGTTAGATTTTATGGTATCTAATTTTAGATACTGATCAACGTTTTGTACAAGATCAGTTGATGATCCCTGAAATTCTTGAGAAATATAATACTGTTTTAAAAACTCAGCAACTAAAGGAAACTCCTCCCTAACATAAGAAGGAAGTTGATTTTGGATAACGTTATTAAACTGAATTCTTTTTTCTGTCATTTTGTTATGATCTTACTAGGTTCCCGTTGCTGTAGCTTGAAGTTACGATATAGTTAGATGCCGAAGGATCGAGTCCCGAAGATATTTCGTCCGGAATCATTTCAAAAACACTCTTATTAATATCTAGTTGGAGATATAAATCCTGTAATCCAATTACGTCATTTGATTTTGGTATTGCAGATATCTCAATGATTGTTTGAGAATCTTTTATTTTTCCAGATAAAACATTTATTGGATTTAATGTTATGATACCTTTTTCATAATCAATTCTACCAATATTTCTTTTAGCAATAGTTGCACTTGTAGAATTTGTACTTGGAACAGTGAACAAGAAAATAGATCCTGTTGTTCTATTTGTATCTGGAATATCTGACAAGTAAACTGGTTCTTGGAAGTCAGATACTCTGAATGCTGAAGATTTGATATTATAACCATCCATACTCTTAATATGAAAAGCATTACCAAATCCAATTTGATATTCTGCAAACGTATTTAAGGCAACTCTTAGATCTCTCCTGATTTGAATTTGTGTAATGTTAGAAGTTACTGATTCGTGAGTATCATCAATAATTTTCAGGAATTTGCTATATTTAAATCTGGCTCCATACCTATTTAATTCAGTTGATTCTGCGTACTTGTTTGCATTTGATTGAATTAATGTGGAAACATATGCCGAACTTGGGGCAAGATTGGTATTATAATAAATTTTAGAATCAACTTCTATGTAAAGATACTTGAGATCTAAAATTTCTGGAACAATTCCTGCAACAGCATACTTCTTAAGGTCCCTTTTTATATTCTCTTTGATTAAATTTGGCAAAAAGTCACCATTTCTTGGTTTAATACTGATGAATACTTTTCCATATTGTGGAGGAACCAATTCTTCGCCGCCAAAAACAGAGATAGATTCAGTTTCTGGATATATTTTCGCAGGAATTAGTGATTCGTAGTCATTTGCAGATAATGCTCTATTCTGTGAAGCATAGATTCTTGGAGCATATTTTTTAATAGACTCAACTGATTCAATATTCTCTCCACCTTGGGAGATAATCCCAGTTGATAAGAGTGATATGCCGGAAGTAACTGTATATTCCGTAGAATTTCTTGTATAAGTGAGTCTTCCTGAAAAACTAAACTGACTTATACCGTTACCACTATCTCCATTGGAAATAATATAATTTGCTTCAATGTAGTTATTATTTTCTAATTTTTTCCCAAATAAAACACCATCACCAAATATTAATTCATATCTCTCGTCTTCAATTTCTTGAATATAATAGACTCTAGAGTTTTGATTTACTTCAAACACACTATCCTGAAGAGCATACTTTGTAGATGCTGTTGCTGTTATACTACTTTTAACACTGACGGATATTAGATCTGTATCTATACCCGAGTTTGGTAAAATAAATCTTTGATTTGGATTATTTGAATTATATGTAAAATTAGTACTCAGCAGTACTCCCTCATAAATTTTAATATCATTGAAGGATGCGACGTTATCAACTACTGGTACAGTAATATCGTCCAATATTGAGAATATAAAAGACTGATTTCCAAAAGAACCAGATGTTGCTGCTATTGGCCCTTTCTTCAATGTCAATGATGATGGAACTGGCGTGATGTTTGAGGTATCAACAAAAAAACTTACAGTTGCAGTAGATGCTTTTCTTGACCTTGGAACATATCCTATATTTCTAGCAAGGGCAACGATGTTTTCTCTAAGCGTTGCACTGTCAATAAACACCTCATTTGCAACCATGTTTGCATTATATGAGGTGATGTAGGTATTGTATGCCAAAACATCAAGAATTGTTGAAAGATTAGATCCTTCAAAATCATAATCAGTAAAATTTGAGTTTGATCTCAGATAATCTCTAAGACTTGTTTTAATCTGGTCAAAATCCAGATTTGAAAAATTTACTAACGGCATTTACCTAGTAGGTTGCAGAACGAACTGTAATTGTTGCGCTGGAACATCTATACCAACTACTCTATAAACTATAATTACATCAAAAGAATTATTATCAAAATCTGGATTTACTTGAACATCCACTAATGAAACTCTTGGTTCATAATTACGAATTGAATTTTCAATTTCATCCTTTATAACAATAGCCGAAGCAGAATCTAAGTTCTCAAAAAGTGAACGACTGATTCTGGAACCGAAATTTTCATTAAAAAATTTCTCACCCGGTAAAGTAAACACAATATTACGAATAGAACGAGCAATTGCGTTTTCATTTTTAAGGGCAATCAGGTCATTTGTCAGAGGATTACTCTGAAATGACATACTAATATCTTTAAATCCCTGACTTACCCTTTGTAAAGGCATTGATTATGACAATTCTATCTTATTTATTAGGGATTTTTTGATTCATACAGTGGTTCAGTGCCATATTCCCAATCATCATAGTCTTCATCATTTCGAATTTTTGAGTGAATTTCATTTTGGTGGTGAAAATCATGTTTTTTGGGATTTAAATCATCGTTTGCGATTTCTCTAAGTAGTTTTTGATCCATTTTGTGCTCCTGATTCGTCAAAATCAGAACTTTTTACGGGGTTGCTATCCCGAATATTTGTTACTTCGTACATAAAATCGTCAGAAGTCTCAATTTTGCGACGATTTTCGACTGAGTATTCGGTCAAATCGATTTCATAACCTGGATTTTTAGTAATTCTATTCTTAGTCCATGCATCATCATACCATAATATTTTATTATTTGGATATGCATAAAAATTTCCGTTGTCCATCTTGAAAAAATGAGCACATTTATGCTCTGGAGTCTCACTAAAGTTAGTATTCAGAGTAGATTTTGACTCCCATGACCAATCAAGAGTGAACATATAGGTTCCTTCATTCTTTTCTCCACGATAATTGATTAATTCAGCACGTAAGTTAGCAAGTCTTGAACGAACTTGAACATCGATATAAGGAGAAAAGCAATCCCACCACATACACTCTTCTAATTCGTGTACTGGTGCATCGGGTTTCCAACAGAATGCATGAATAGGTCTACGAGTCCAGTTCACCCCGTTCTCCAGAAACGCTTCAAAGAGGGGTACGTGCTTCTCTAAGGAGGCTACAGAGTGTACGTCACATAAAGTTACCTCACCGTGCCCTTTTTTATGGTTGAAAAGAAATTCATTACGAATATAACAAGTAATCGTTGGAAGATTATGATTTAAATATGCCATAAGTTGATAATAAAAAAGCAGGGAATTACCCCTGCCTTATCTATATTATTTTCCTTGACCGCGATACTTTTTCTTACGTCCATTACGAGAGGTTGCACTTAGCAATGTACGAGGAGAACGTCCTTGACGAGTTTTCTTAGGTGCTCCTGCTTCGAAAATAGTCTTATTAGATCCGCCTTTAGCCATTAGATTTCCTCCATTTCAATTAGATTGGGATCAATATCTTCTCCCGAGTAAAAACGCTCTGAGAGATCTTGAAGAATCTCAGAGCAGTCTTCTGCACTGAGATCTTTATAAATTGTACGACCTTTATAAAGAATATTATAAAGTTTTTCCATTAGATAATACGAGTCTTTTCGTGCCCAACCCGAATACGAGGATCGCACCAAATCTTAAGTCCTTTGTCAATTGCATCAAGACAGAAAGAAACATCTTCTCCACACATATCTTGTACTGCACCAGATTCAAAGACTTGCATCTTAGGAGCAAACCAAGGATATTCAAGATTCTCAAAAACACCTTTCTTAATCAAAACCCATCCAAAACCCGTGTAGTCTACAGTGAACGGCTTACGACGCTTGCTGATTGATTCTACAGTTTCATGATTCATCACTCCGCCATTCTTACGGAAGTCATCTTCTTCTAACCAGTGTGCGACAGAGGTTGTGTGACCATCCTCAGTTGCGTACCAACCTGCGACAATTTCACGCTCCTCTCCTTCCTCTGAGAGTGCAACATCGCAAAGTTGCCAGAATTTGTTAGAATCAAAAACAATATCACTATCAATCCAAAGTTGATAATCATATTCGAGTTTTCCATCCCAAGGAACCTGGTTAGGTCCGCGAAGAACATTTGCACCAAGAACTTTACAACGAGCAAAATTCACCATAGATGAGTAATCTTGTGAAATTTGAATACTCATTCCATTTTGAACTAGATCAAAACAAAGTTGTACAAATGCCTTGAGAAAAATATAAGAACATCCCCTGCCAGGTAGACAGAAAACAATACTCTTACCTTTCATTCGTTCCTTAATCGCACCATAATCCCACTCTTCTGTGGGTTTTTGAGGTGCCACAGTCTTTACAGTAAATCCTTTTGCCATAAAAAAAACAAACCTTCAGTTCAATTTTATCAGTCTATATATGTCTTTGTCAATGAGAAGAATTATAAATTGCTTCTTTATTTACAAGCAATTCTTCGTAAGTTAAATCTTCCGTTGAAACATTCTTACCAAGAAGATCAACCATTCTGTGCAACATATCCCAAATTTCAGAAAATTTTTCCTCTGATAAACTGTGATATATGCACTGGTTCTTTGCATAAATGTGATAAACTTTTTCAGTCATAAAAATATTTTCCGGAATTTTCTTAGTAATTCTATTTTGTTACTGCATTATATATTGTCACTATCAATATACCAAGAGGTATTCCAAATATTTGGAGTACTTTGCCTGGATATCGTATCAACCATCCCGCAAAGACAACCTTCCAGAAATTCCAATAGGGGCGATTATTTTTTCTTGCCACCTTTCTTCAGCGTTCTTTTATCTGGGCGCGAATAACCATTTTTGTGAATCCATTTAACTCCCATGGGGTTCTCCTTTGTTTTGGTTGTGTAGATTATAAGTCTTTTTTTGATCCTGGGTGATTTATCTGTGACACTTTGAGAACTGTCTTTTTACCTCCGGAAATTTTTGTGGGATTGATAGTTAGCTCGCATTTTGTCACCTCTGTAGGTTAGGGACTTATCGATTTTTATAAACGGGCAACGCAAAATATAAACAATAACAAATCAATCGCAAATACTGCCTATTCACGACACTGACAATTCACGAATACACGCATAAACAATCACGAATTAATCACGAATACACGCTAATTATAATACACGAAACATCTATAAGACAATATAATTCACTGCAGGTGCCAAGTATAACTTAGCACCCTACAGTTCGTTACATCACCACCCAAACTTGCGAGCGCAGACAGGACCAATGCCACGCTCAATTGACTGGGAATCAGTCAACTCACGACCACAACATGAGCACTCTCCAGATACCTTACCATAGCGAATCGCAGCAGTGAGAGGGTCTTTAGAGGCGCTCAGAATGACCTCTTTAACATCCTCAGAGAGACGCGAATCAATCTGTTGACGTGTCACTTTGCCAAGGTACTTAGGTTGCAGACCATAGTTACCCTGCTCCTTTTCAGTCTGCGATGTAACCCAAAGGGCACTAAGATCACGATTGGGTTTCACGTTAATACCCTCAAAACGCAGGGTCAGACGCTTAGCACCCTTTGCTTTTGCTGCCTCGAAAGCATTAAACAACGCTTCGAATTCACTGGGTTGAGTATTATCAACCTTTTGGGGTTGAGTATTATCAACTGCCAACTTGTGCGCCCAAGCGTATTGCTTTTCACTTAGACGATTAAACTTAGCAGCAAGATCTTGAGCGAAACTAGAACGCATCCCACGCAGAGTTTGCAACACTTGAGAATCAGAAAGTGTAGAGGTAAAAGTAACAACTTCACCCTTTACAGTTACAGTAAAGGTTTGCGCGATAGTTTCATCCTCAATGTGTGCAAGATCGAACTCAAGATCTGCTGCTGCCTGAGGATTAGTAGCGTGCAGGTTGCTCAGCACGCGCTGCAGGAGAGCATCGTTTTGGTAGGAAGTGGTCATTGCTTCGCCCTTGGTGCGTTTGCTCCACTAATCTAGTCGATCCCTCGCCACTTTTAACGTCTTGGACTCATGATTTTTTCTGATCAGTCTGATAAGAGATTTGAATGTGTCGATATGTGAAAAACCCTTTACAGGAGACCAAAATCAAGTAGACTACCTACAGGCGCACCCTGCCCAAAAATACTTGAGTGTCACAAACCGTAGAGGTGCTAAGTATAAAGAACTCAGCACCTCTTAAGTTTCAATTAACGACCATTCAGTTTGTCTTCAATGAATGCCATCAATTCGCCCATGTCGATTAGACAATCCTGCCAGCGAATTGCACTGCCATAAGTATCAATGAACTCCACGCCTACTGTACAATCAGTGGCGAAACTCAGTGCCTGGGAGTAAGGAATCATGACAGGATAGGTGGACATTTGTTTTAACGAAATGAGGTGAATTGAGTGGGTAGTTTTATATTAAGATCACTCTACATCAGACTCAAACTCTACTAAAACAGGCACATTATCGACAACAGTAATATATTGCTCATGATAGATTCCAGGTCCAATCTCTACATTACCAACCATCATTGCAGTTGCAAGAAGTACTTCAAACATTGGTCGAAAAGTGTAAAGAACTGGTGGTGAGCAGTTTAGTGTCTTGCTCAGGACAGTTAGGTTAACTTAATCAGTCAAGTCTGGCAGTGCCATTAAACTC